TAAAAGATATTTGCCCTGTTGAATTAGTCGCACTCTTACTGCACTAATTTGATGGGGCTTTTTTTATGTCAAAAAATAAGAAATCATTCCTACTCTATTGTGATTTAATTCACACGGTAGACCAACTCACAAACGAACAGGCTGGTGATCTGTTCAAGCACATACTACGATATGTGAATGACCAAGAACCACAGACGGACAATGTGATAACTCGCATTGCTTTTGAACCTATCAAGCAATCATTGATGAGAGATTTGGTAAAATACAAATCTATTTGTGAACGGAATTCGGACAATGCAAAGAAGCGATGGGATGCGACCGCATCCGATGGCATACGACCGCTTACCAAAAATGCCGATAGTGATAGTGATAGTGATAGTGATAGTGATAATGTAAAAGAAGAATACAAACTATCGTTTGATTTGTGGTTGAAGTATAAGAAAGAGAAAAAGCAGAGATACACAAGAACTGGTATTGAACAACTCATAAAATCTTGTCAGTCAAAATACACACCAAAAGAATTCACGGAGGTTGTTGAACACTCCATTACTCAAAACTATTCCGGTTTATATGCACCAAAAGATTTTGAGAAAAACAAAACCATTGAAATCATTAACAACAAAAACAAATTTAATTTGAAAGATTATGACGAACGAGCTTGAAGAATACATCATCGGTCAATTGCTTTACTACGAACAGACAAGAGCATTGTTACCAAGAATTAAACCAGTGTGGTTTGAAACAAAACTATATCAAAGAGTGATTGACTTTATGATGGAGAGATATATCCAAAACGAACCCATTGACTATGTGTGTTTGGTTGGGAAGTTTGAAAGAACTGAAGTACAACATCTTGTGACAATTGGTCAAGCCGTTTACTCTATGCCCAATTTAAGCCAATATCTTCCAAAATTGGAACACAGATACCTTCAAAAGAATTTCGTTCAGCAAATCTCTTCTATTGATGTCACATTGGATTTGAAAGAGATGCTCACCTTTACACAAACTTTGATTGATAACACCAAGTTCACCACCATAAACGATCCTTTGTCTATTCACAAAGTTGTGGCATCGGCAGTTGATACAATAACCGAATCAATCAAAAGGGGTGACAAGATAACCGGAAAGCAAACTGGATGGCAATCACTTGACAGGGTATTGGGTGGATGGAATCAAGGTGATTTGGTTGTGATGGCTGCGAGACCTGGACAAGGAAAGACCGCACTTGCTTTGTCATTGATGTATGAGTTTGGGAAATTGGGTGGTAAGGGTTTATTCATTTCACTTGAGATGTCATCCGAGCAATTGGCGAAGAGATACTTGTCGTTGATTTGTGATTTGCCAAACTGGAAGATTCGCAATGCGACATTGAGAGAAAATGAGGTGATTTATATGTGTGATAGTGTGAACAATTCGGTGGTTGAATTCTTTGTTGATGACGATCCGAATTCATCTATTAACCAAATCAAATCAAAAGCCAAAATCCACAAGGCAAAACACGGATTGGAATTGCTTATCATCGATTACATCCAGTTGATCAAAGGAACAAAGCAAAACAGAGAGCAAGAAATCGCAGAGATATCACGAAACTTGAAGTTATTGGCAAAGGAATTGCAAATCACCGTTATTGTTTTGGCACAACTTTCAAGGAAGTGTGAGGAGAGAGCAGATAAAAGACCGATGCTATCCGACATTCGGGAGAGTGGAAGCATTGAACAAGATGCAGATGTTGTGATGTTCCCCTTTAGACCTGATTACTATTCAAAGGAACGCAATGAATCGGAGGATGCTGAACTCATCATCGCAAAGAACAGGCACGGAGAATGTTTCACAATTGAAACCACCTTCATTGGATCACGAACAATGTACCAGGAACGCATATGAGAAAGTATTGGACAAAAGAAATGTTGGAATATATCAAAACCAACTACGCAAATGAATCATCACAAAGCATTGCAGACCGTTTTGACATCAAATTAACTGCAGTTTACAACAAGGCTTTTGTATTGGGATTGAAGAAAAGCACGGAATACATTGAGAAGCATTGCAGAAATCTTGAGAGATCTGTTCGTAATGAATTTGCAAAAGGACATAAGCCGTGGAACAAAGGTCAAAAGGGTTTGCAGATAGGAGGATTGGAAACACAATTCAAAAAGGGGAGATTGCCACACAACACCAAGCCAATTGGGTACCGTTCAATGAGAGACGGATACTGGGTGGAAAGGACAGAGAAAGGATTTGAGTTTGTTCATGTACTGATTTGGAAACAACACTACGGTGATATTCCAAAGGGATTGTTCGTGGTATTTAAAGACCGCAATCAACAAAACATTGTTATTGAAAATCTCGAACTAATTGACCGGGCAGAAAATATGCGGAGAAATTCCGTGCAAAATCTACCAAAAGAAATTCTTGAAGTAATTCATATTAAAAAATCAATCACACGAAAAATTAATCAAATAGAAAAAAATGGCACGAAATAAAATTAACGATCTCCGTGATCACCTTTTTGAAACCCTGGAACGCCTGAAAGATGGTGACATTGACATCGCAACTGCAAAAGCAATGGCAGATGTTGGACAAGTAATTATCAATTCAGCAAAGATTGAAATTGATTTCATCAAAGCAACTGGATCAACAAAGGATTCAGGATTCATTCGGTTAGGCGATGGCAATGAAAAGTTGTTATGAAGATAATTGACAGACGCAGAGACGAACAACTTGGAACAAAAGCAAAAGGATTGCCAATGTACAAAGAGTTCATACAACTCGTTGAAAAGGACAAGAGGGTACAATCATACTACAATATGAAAGATATGCTCTTGGATGCGTTCAAATGGGATAAAACGCCACAAGGTCACGAGTACTGGCAATCCGTTTATGATTCAATCGTTATTGCAGACCATCCCAAATGTCCCCAGTGCAACACCATTGGCAAGGTAAAATTGCTCAAGACCTTGGACAAGCACAAGTGTAACAAATGTAAAATCACATTCTAATGATCAGCCACTATCAAGAAGTACACAACCTTAAGCAAGAGATTCGCAGATTGCGATTGCAGATTGCAGACATAACAGTCAAGCACGACAAAGAGTTGAAAAGGCTGAAAGAAGAAATCATTCAACCCAAGTGCGATTTGAATAGCATTGATGCTGACTGGACAGATGCGATGAGGGTTTGTTGTCAAGCCTACGATGTCACACCTGATCTTGTGATTTCATCATTGAGAAAACAATCGGTTGTGTATGCTCGTCATATGTTTTCCTTCCTTTGCCGAAAGCACTTGAAGATGACATTCTCATCAATTGGCTATATATTAGGGAGAGACCATTCCAGCGTGATGAATGCCATCAATGTGTTTGATAATTTAGTTACACACGACAAAACCACAAGACAGACATATGAAACATCCGTTCAGTTATTGGGTGATTACTTGCACCAAAGGACTCTCATCATCGATCCACATCTTGTATGAGGAAGAACAAGTTTTGAGATGCCAAAAAAAGTACGAAAAAGATGGTTATATTTGCATTATTGAAAAGAAAAATTGAATAAAGATGCCATCATATTGGAACTATCCAAAGCCGATTGGCTGAAGAAAGCCACCAAGAACATTGCAAAAAACAATGAGTTGGCAAGGGAGTTGTATCAATTTTACTTTTTAACCATCCTTGAGAAACCTGATGAACAAATCGAAAAAATATATAGAGACGGATATATCCAGTTCTGGTCAATCCGTCTTTTATACCTTTGTATCAACGGCAACCGGCATCCCTTTGGCGAATCAAGAATATATGATCAACAGGATGTTTACGAGCTTGACTTCGCTGAAGAGATTGACTTACTGGATGAGAGAGAGCAAACGGAAGGAATTGAACTTGAACGAATCAACAAAATAAACCAAGTCACAGAATCAGCATATTTCTATGAACGAGAACTTTTCAAACTATGGTGTTCAGGAATGTCTGCAAGGGCAATCCATAGAAAGACAGATATCTCCGTTCGTGAAGTACTGCGAGTAATTAAATTAATGAAAGAAAGATGTATAACGAAATAATTGGAATCGCTTGTTTAAGCATCATTATCGTGAACTTTGGCAAACCAGCCGATCTGTTAAAACGCTATCTGTACGGTAGTGACTATTCCAAATGGAAGCGAATGAAACCCCTTGACTGTGCTTTTTGTTTGTCGTGGTGGTTGGGCTTGTCCTTTTTCCTATACACATACGGTTGGGTGGGGATACTTTACGCATCCATCGCCACCGTGATTGTCGCACTCCTTGAAACAAAACTATGAGCAACATTGAATTTATACTATCACTCCAACCGTTGTACGACAACTGGAAGAAAACACAAGTATTCGCACCATCACCAGAACAAGGGGCAATCCTAAACAATGTTCACCGTGAAATCTTCGGAAGGAACTTGCCTAATTGCAGTACTTGTGTGACCGAAGCATTGCACTCACTTTTGATTTGGGCAAACCAACAACAAGAAGCCATCACCAAAGCACAGTTGGCAGATGATGAGCAGAAACCAAAGAGGAGAAGAAAGAATGAGCAGTAGTGTTAAATGGTTATCAAATCAAACCTATGAATTATTTGAGCAATATTCGGAGGGCAATTTTGACAGAATCACTTTGAATAGGTTAGTACTTGAAGCAACAGAAAAAGCCAAAGAGATGCACAAGAAAGAATCAATCGCTTTTGCACTACACTACACATTCGGACATCAAGAAGTCAGTGAGCAAATCAAAGGCAATTTAGAGAAGTTGTACAACCAATATTTTGGAGGGGGTAAGCAATGAAAGCAAATGAATTAAGAATTGGCAATTGGGTTTTGATACCATACAACAAATCCAATAAGGAAGAAGGATTTTTTGAAGCAACAATTTCCCAAATTGGAGAATTTGGGGCTTATGTAAAACCCGAAGATTACGAACCTATTCCACTAACCGAACATTGGATGTTTAAGTTTGGGTTTTATGAAACAACAAAAGAACATTATGTAAGCGGATTGTATACGCTGAATAACCCTGATGGATTTTATATTAACAAAGAAACCATGTGTTATTGCGACATTGATTACGAAGGAACAACAAATGATAGAATTAAAATACAGTATGTCCACCAACTACAAAACCTATACTTTGCCTTGACGGGTGAGGAATTAACCTACAAAGGAGGTGAGCAATGAAACCCCACACCAAAATCTATATGAACCATTTCGGATATGACATCAGCTCATTCATAGATTGTGAGGTGTGCGGTAAAGTTGGAAACGACCTTCACCACATAGAAGCAAGGGGAATGGGAGGGACAAAGACAAAGGATGTCATTGAAAATTTAATGTGTTTGTGCAGAGAATGTCACATCAAATATGGTGACAAAAAACAATACAAGGAGTTCTTGAAAGAGAAGCACGAACAAAGATTGTCAATGGCAAAATAAATTCGGAGTTAATTCGGTAAAAATGGCAACACAAGAAACACAACCACACGGAGGAAGTTTGACAAGACCTGAGAAAGGTGAAGTCCTAAATCCGCACGGCAGACCCAAGAAGTTGATCACACAACTCAAGGAAATTGGATATCAAAAAAGCCAAGTTGAAGACACGGTAAACACGATGCTCACGATGTCACGCAAAGACCTTGAGAAGATTGACAAGGGTGAAGAGTTCACCATCCTTGAGAGAATCATTGCAGGTGCTTTGGTGAAGTCGCACGACAAAAACTCCCTGTTCAACTTGGAGATGTTGTTAACACGATCACAAGGCAAACCAAAAGAGACAATTGACCAAACAATAGAAAGCAAAAATTTCACAATAACTTTGAATTTAGATGAGAGCAAGTTGGAGAGGTGATGACAAACTACCACCACAAGACGAAGACATCCAAGTCGTTTACACTACGGATGCGAGAATAACTTTGGCAAGGTACTTCGATGACCTATGGGTTGAAGAGTACACCAATGCAATTATTGATGTGGCATATTGGATGCCTATCCCAGTAACTCCGAACGAATGACACCTGAAGAAAAAGCATTCCAACTCAAGGAGAGTTTTGGCAACGGATTAACCACAAGAGATTGTGCGTTGATTTGCATTGATGAAATACTTGAAGCCTTGTCGTATAACTCGTGGCAAAATAGGAATGAGATAATTTTCTTCGTTGGTGTAAAAAAACAACTGCAAGAACTATGAGGGTTATTCAGTCAGGACATCTCGGTGATTTGATCTATTCACTCACCGCAACCAAGCGAGTTGCAGAGTTACACGGTGCGGTAGATTTCCACATCGGATTCCGTGAGCAGAATACTGTTTCCGGTCATCCAAGCGGAGGATACTGTATGAACCTAAACTCATACGAATATATCAAGCCATTACTTGAGCATCAATCCTACATCCGAAAGGTTGAGATGCACTCGCACATTGATTTGGGTTATGACTTTGATAAGTTTAGGCATCACGGATTGAATCTCGCTGCTGGTGATTTGAGACGGAATCATTTTCTTGTGTATCCCGAATTGATCACAGACCTTCACGAACCTTGCATTGAAGCGAGTGAACCAATCCCATACTTTGCGGACAAGATTCTCTTGAACTTCTCTGCTCGTTATCGGAATCACGACATCAACTATTTTCCATTGAAGGAACACAAGTGTGTTTTCTTTGGCTACGAATCGGAATACATCGCATTCACCGAGAGATGGCAGTTGGATTGTGAACTCTTAAAATGTCAAGATGCTTTGATGTTGGCAACGATTGTCGGCAGTTGCAAGGCATTTATTGGGAATCAGTCAAGCACCTACGCAATCGCAGAGCAAATGAAGGTAAAACGATTGCTTGAGGTATGTGTTCACTCACCGAATGTTATCCCTGTCAACAATGGCTTTGACTATGTCACCAATCAAGGCTTTAACTTCTTACTTAATACCCTATGAAACTTTTAATACTAACAGACGGAATCAATGGTGTGGTTTACCATCGCATCTACGCACCACATTTGAGAATGCAAATAAACGGAGAAGCGGTGGTTGATGTTTGCCAATCACAAGCCGAATGGATGACGGTTGACCTTGCACCATACGATGTGATTGTTTTCTCACGATGGCTTGGAAAGAACCAGTACGATGTCTTAAAACGCATCACCGATGCCGGGAAGCCTTATGTGATTGATGTGGATGATTATTGGGTACTGCCAAAATACAACCCAGCATACTGGGCTTATCGCAAAGGAATAAAGAACTCAATCAAGGATGCCATAAACTATGCGGATGCGGTATTCTGCACAACTCAAAAACTCGCCAATGAAGTGAGGACAATCAACGAGAATGTCTACATTGTGCCAAACTGCCTGGATACATCGCACAACCAATGGAAGCAACCAAAGGAGAAGAACGAGAGAGTGAAAATAGGATGGGTTGGTGGAATCACACACGAGGAGGATTTGAAGCTCATTGCCGATGACATCAATTCAATGGATGTGGATTTCTACATTTGCGGTTATACACCGAGTGATCATTGGAACAACATTGTCAAACTGATTCCCAAAGCCAACATAGTTCAAGGTACTTCGGTATTTGAATACGGTGAGGTCTACAAGCACTTTGATTTTGTACTTGCACCACTTCAGGACAACCACTTCAACAATTGCAAATCGGAGTTGAAGATTGTGGAAGCCGCTGCCTATTCTATCCCCATTATCTGTTCGGCGGTCTACCCATACTTATACCACACGGGGAATGATGGTGTGATCTTTGCCACACAAAACAACTGGAAGGCATCCATTGAGAAACTGATTGATGCTGGTCATTCTGTAAGACGGTCAATGGGCGAATCAAATCGCATCTATTGTGAGACATATCACAACCTTGAACTGCACAACCTAACACGATTAAGTGTTTACCAAAGTTTATGCAAATAACCTATCAAAGACCATATGTCACGAGTTACCAAAAAGACATCCTTGATTGTGATGCTCGTTTTACCATTACTGCTGCGTCTACAAAGACGGGCAAGACGGCAAGTCATATCATATGGTTATTTGAACAAGCGTTAAAATGCAAGGACAACCAATCCGTGTGGTGGGTTGCACCGGTATACCAACAAGCGGAGATTGCATTCCGAAGGATGAAGTCACAAGTCACGGATAAGAACTTCTTTATAAGTAACGAAACCAAACTTTTGCTCACTCTTCCAACGGGTGCAAGGATAGAATTTAAATCAGGGGAGAAGCCTGACAACTTGTATGGTGATGATGTCTACGCTGCGGTCATTGATGAGGCATCTCGTATGCGTGAGGAGAGTTGGTATGCGATGCGTTCAACCCTAACTGCCACACAAGGCAAGTGCAAGTTGATTGGGAACGTCAAAGGAAAGAAGAATTGGTTCTATAAGTTAGGGGAAAGGGCGAGAAGCGGGGAGAATGAATATAAGTATTTCAAGATAACGGCATATGATGCGGTCAAGGAAGGGATTCTCAAACTGGAAGAGGTTGAACAAGCCAAACGAGATCTACCACTTCACGTCTTCAACGAGTTGTATTTGGCAGAACCAGCCGATGACAAGACAAACCCATTCGGAATTGATGCAATCCGCAGTTGCTACAAGCCAGTAACCAACAAAAGTGTTGTCGCTTGGGGTGTGGATTTGGCAAAGTATTCGGATTATACGGTCATAATTGGTTTAGATGCGAATAATTGCGTGGCATATGTTGACCGCTTCCAAGCGGATTGGTCGCAAACATTGGCAAAGATTACGACATTGATTGGTGTGATTCCAGCATTCGTGGATTCAACCGGAGTTGGAGATCCTATCGTTGAGCAATTGCAACGAAGCCATCCCCGAATCAAAGGATTCAAGTTCACATCGCAGAGCAAACAACAACTGATTGAAGGGTTGGTCATCAGCGTACAAAATAGGGAGGTGTATTTCCCTGAAGAACCCATCGGCTCGGAGATGGAAAACTTTGAATTTGAATACACAAGAACGGGTGTGAGGTATACTGCACCACAAGGATTGCACGATGACTGCGTGATGGCTTTGGCTTTGGCAGTTGACTGCAAGAAACACAACAGACCGGGAACATTTTATTTTGCTTAAACCGTTACAAATTGAAACGATATGAACTGGAACAACATAACCATCCACCAACTGCAAGAGATTCACTCTTGTCGTGATATGTCCAACATTGAACGGACAATGAACATACTTGCCATCGTTAACCATTGGTCAATGGACAAGGTAGAATCAATGCCGATTGATGACCTTACAAGAGAATTCAAAAAGTTGGAGTTCTTGAATGAGCTTCCAAATAGACCGGTACAATTTATGTTCAAGCACAAAGGCAGATATTTCCGCTTGGCAAAAACACCAAACGAGATTTGTGGTCATCACTTCATTGAACTCCAGCAAGTATTCAACGGAGATACGATTGAAAGCCTTCACAAGATAATGGCTTTACTTGCATATGAGGTGGATTTCTTCGGCAAGTCAAAGACCATCAAAGATGCTCAAGCACACTATCAAGACAAGTGCGATTTGTTTCTGTCAATGACTGTTCCGCTTCCGTATTCTTATTCGCTTTTTTTTTCGGCAGTTTATCCAGAGTTATTGAAAACTATCCAATCCTATTTGATCAAGGAGATGGAGAAGTTGAACAAGGAGATAACGTCAGCCCGTTAGGTTGGTTGGAGTTGGTTGACAGAATTGTCAAAGGAGACCGTACAAAGTGGGATGCAATTCTCACAATGCCGTTGATTGAGTTCTTGAACACCATCGCATTCTATAAGCAGAAAACCAAGGAGAGACAGAAGCGAATAGAACAGGCAGCGACAAAGGGATTCAATGCCTATGTTGTGGCTTGTCTGCACGAGATGTTGTAACAAATAGTAGTGCAAATATGTTACGGCAGTATTTCAAATTATTGCCACTTTATAGGATTACTGGCAAATGTGAGAATGTCTCATATATCAGTCATTAGTATATGCTATTGAGTATAATGTGTTATATATCGGACAAATTATATGCTTTTGCGTACTATAAGGGACATTTGGAACGCATTCCAACGAGTGCTATTTTTGAATGTGGCATTATCTATCACTCAACAACCCAACAGTTATCACCCAGCATTCAATGACACGAACTTCGTGATCACCGAATCTTCAGGCGGTATCTACACAAAGGACAATTTCAAGTTCATTGCTGATGTCAAGGTCGCATCAACTACCGTTGCAAAACTCAAAGCACCCATATACTATGGAAGTACGAACAAAGGGGTGTTTAACATCGGGCGAATCTTAGAATCTTATGTGACAAACAATTGGGAGTTTACAGATTCATCACCGAGCGGATGCGTAAACTCATTCACGGATTACGAGGTTGAATTTGGTTATGAGTACTCACCATCAGCAACGGGAACAATCACCGAATACCTTGACTTGACTTCAGCAACTGGAACGGTTTGGAACGCATCATTGAATCCATTTGATTTGGTGACATATGCAGAAGGGCAATATCTCGCCACATCCACATCCGCAAAGTTCTTGACCAATGTGAGAACACGAACCATCCATAGAACGCAAAAGGATTGGCTCTATTGTTTAAAGGGAGATGCGACAAGCGTTTTGATTACTTACTCGGATGCCAGTACACAAACATTTACTTTGCCATCTTCAAAGGTCGTGAGAATTCCCGTGGGCAGTCAATTGACAATACCCGGTGCAGCGACATTCTTTGATGTGGTGTTGAAGGCTGGAGGTACTTCCAAATCCGAGACATACCGATTCAACATAAAAGATGAGTGCAGTAAGTACGAAACAACTGATATCTTCTTTATGAACCGTTTGGGAGGGTTTGAATCCTTTCGTTTTAATATGGTGAGAAGAGACAACTTTGAAGTCACACGGAAGCAATTCCAACAGAACCCATACACACTCGGTGCAACTTACGGTTATCAAACATCTGCCAGAACTCGCACCAATTATCACACAGAGACAAGCCAAAAAATCAAATTGTTCAGCAACTGGATCAATGATACGGAATCGGTTTGGCTGAAAGACCTGATTGAATCTCCGGTGGTGTATATGTATGACGGCACTTTGTATGCGGTCAACATTGATAACGCCAACTACGAGCAGAAGAAGACGGTACAAGATAGGATGTTCAACTTGGAACTTGACATCACTCTTTCATTCGCTGACAAATCGCAAAGGATATGATCAGGCTATTGGTCAACAACACACCAGTTGATTTGTCTGCTGATTTTGACATCTCAATCAACAAGGCAATTGCCGACATCCGTGAACCACAATCACGATCATCGGAATGGACAAAGACAATCACCATCCCCGGCACGGCACAAAACAACAAACTATTCTCGCACATCTTTGAAGTTGAACACACGGTTCGCACATCCACACAATTTGCACCTGATTTCAACCCAAACAAAAAGGCATCAGCAGTCGTTCTGTTGGATGAGATAGAGCAGTTGAGGGGATTCATCCGCTTGATTCAAATCAATGTCACAGATAGCACGGCAATCGTTTATGAATGCAGTATTCACGGACAAACTGCTGACCTATTCACCACCATTGCAGAACGCAAACTAAATGCGTTGGATTTCTCGGAGTACAATCACTCCTTGTCATCAGGCAACATCTTCAATTCGTGGGACACAAGCATTATCAAGAACGGAAGCTCACAGGCTTTTGCTTATGGTGATGGGTATGTGTATTCAATGATTGACAAAGGTCACGTGAGAAACATTGCATATTGGCAGTACAACGAACTCACACCTTGTCTTTACGCAAAGACCATCATTGACAAAATCTTCACGGGTGCTGGTTACTCATACACGAACGATTCTTTTTTTAATACTGACCGATTCAAGAGGTTGATTGTGCCACCACCAAACGGACTGATTGCATCATCTACGCAATTGACAAACCGATTGTTTTTGGCAAGTCGGTTGACAACACCACAATCATTGCCGTTGGGAACTACGCTGATATTTAACAACGATACAAGCGGTGGTGCTTTTGACAATGGTGGAAACTACAATCCAACTACGGGTGCTTATACTGTCCCCGTTGGTGGTACTTATTCCTTCTTCTTGGGATTGGGGATGACCTTAACACTTGATCCTTCATACCGCCCAGTATTACAAGCCGAGATAGACATCAATATTGGAATGTATGTTAACGGAGTTTTGAGGTCAACAAAATACATTTCGGTTCAACCATCGGCAATGCCAACTTTGTTGGAATATGCTTTTGCAAATGTTGCACTTTCAACTACCGATGTTGTGACTTTTAAGTTGGCACAAATATATGATTGGGCTGATCAGTACACATTGACCAATTCGGATTTCACAATGATTCTCAATGTCGGTTCAACCGTTGAGAATGACATCACCGCTTATACCTTCCAGTATGGGGAAACGGTTGATTTTGGAATCTTCTTCAATACCGAGGTAAAGCAAAGCGAATTGCTGATGTCATTTGTGAAGATGTTCAACTTGTACATTGAACCCGACAAAGATCAACCCAAGATTCTGCGATGTGTTCCCCGTGATGAATTCTACAATGGCAGTCAATTAGATTGGACAGACAAATTGGATTATTCACAACCTGTGGAAATTGTTCCAATGGGTGAATTGGATGCAAATCCTTATGTGTTTAGTTACAAGCAAGGCAAGGATGATGGGAATGTCACCTACCAAGAGAACTATCAAACCACCTACGGACAAAGAACATTGCAAATAGACAATGATTTTGTCAAAAGTGAGAAGAAAATAGACATCGTTTTTGTACCTACCCAAATAAAGAATTACGACATCGGACAAAAGAACCTTGTTTTGTCATCGGTTGAAGGCAAAGAGGATGGTGATTTGAGGGTTTTGTACTACGGTGGATTGGTAAGTGGTGTAAGTTGTAGGTTCATTATCTCCTTTATGGGGACAATTTCTATCCAAACATCGCAAGTCAAGACATCAATTCCTTTGACAATCCATTATGATTCACTTTCCAACCCTACAATTGATCTTTTGTTTGGGATGCCGAGAGAGGTTGGAATCGGTGCTGGGTACAATTACACGAATGCAAACCTTGTCAATAGTTACTATTACAGATTCATTCAAGAGATCACCAACAAGAACTCCAAAATAGTTCGGGCATACTTTAGATTAACTCCTTCCGATTGGTACAACCTACAATTCAAGAATCTGTATTTCTTTGAAGGACAATACTGGAGATTGAACAAGGTTGAAAACTACAACCCAACGGATGAAGGGGTTTACTTGTGTGAATTTTTGTTGGCTCAGTTCATTCCACCCGCAACAATCACCGTCAAAAAGATGGGTGCTGGAACTGCACAAGGTGCGCATACTGACATTTATGGTGATGTGTATCCCGGTGGTAAATTTCCAATCAAACCCGGAATTAGCGGAGTGGGAGTTGGAACAAGTGAAGGAAGTGGAATCTTTGTTGGTGAAAACTTCAGCGGAAACGGAATCAACAATAGTGGATTTGGCTCAACCGATATTCACTATCCTGATGGGGTTGATGGTTCGGTGGTTATTGTTTCAAACGATTTTGAACCTACCAAATCGGACACACTCTATGTTGGAAATTACGAGATGTACCCAGCATTTTTGAGTGGTGGTTCAGTCAAGACGGTAACGGCAAACACAACGGCAACAAAAGACAACAGATTGTTTTTGGTTGATACCACAAGTGGAAACAAGACAATCACCTTGCCTGATCCAACGGGTTTAAGCGGGAAACAATTTGTAGTGAAAAAATTAACTTCCGCACATACCATCACCGTTGATACAACTGGAACGGCAAAGATTGACGGTGCGGATACACATTCAATCAATCAACATTGGGCATCACACATCTTTGAAACGGATGGCGTGGATTACTTTATAATAGCAGAAAAATAATGGCATTAAACGCAAGTATTGACTTAACCGTCAACAAACCTGACTTCAAATCAATGAAGGCAGAAATCCGGGAACTGACAGTCGCAGCACAACAAGCCGTGATGCAGTTTGGCGAATTCTCACCCGAAGCCCAAAGAGCGGAGAAGGCTCTTGCTCAGGCTCGTGATAGGATGGAGGATTTTAATGATCGTGTTAAGGCGGTGAACCCTGATAACTTCGCCAAAATCAATACGGTTGTTTCTGGAGTTGCTCGTGGATTTCAAGCAGCACAAGGGGCAATGGCTTTGTTTGGCAACCAGTCGGAAGAACTTGAAAAGACAATGGTCAAGTTGCAAGGGGCAATGGCTTTGGCTGAAGGTCTTGAGGGACTTGGTGCGGTTCAGCAAAAGTTTATGGCTATTGCTGGAGACATTCGTGGTGGTGTAACCAAAGCATTCCAATCATTGGGAAGGATTTCAACTCTTGCATTGGGTG